GAATAATACAAAGTTGTTAGCAGCTTGAGTTACTAAACATCTTTCAGATAGGAAGTTTACTTCCATAGCATCAAGAGTTGAAGTAAATGCACCACCAGCAGAACCAGTTAACCAAGACTTCATTCGTCTGTCATCAGCTTGTGAAGCTCTGTAACGTACGTGTAAGAATGGTCGTCGGATATTAGTTCCTAAGATTTGATCATAAACTGTAGAAGTTCCAGCTGGTACTAATACACCTTCAATAGAATTAACACCTGAAATAGCACCACGAGTAGAAGCGTCATTTAAGTATTTCCAATCAGTCTTATAGAAGTCGTAAGATCCTCTACGGAACCCACTAAATCCTAAGTTCAAAGCCATTTCTTCTGAGTTTTCAAATAATCCAAAAGCAGTACCTCCAGCAAATCCACCAGAAATAGAAGCTAACATATCATCAAAGTCAAGAGATGTTTGTCTCTGTAAGAATAACATATTTTCTTCAATTGCTCCTTGAGTATCCAAATTCTTAAGGATAGCATCAAATTCGTCAAGTCCAGCAGCAGCAGTAAATCCTACTTCTACATTTCCTCTAGCTTGAATAGCTGCAAATAAACCTTGCGTTCCTGGCAATTGACTAGCTTGATAAGCTCCAGCTCCAGCATTTGCATTTAGTTCACCTTCAATCATAGCCATTTCTAAGTAATCCTCAAAACGTAAACGAGTTTCAGATTCAGCTTTTAAATACCATAAATATCCAGATGTTCCATCTTCAGTTGCAACTTCAACCCATCCAATTTGTGCCATATCAGATCCAGATACTACAAACTGATCTCTAATAATTACTGGAGAATTTGAAAATTGTGTGAAAGAAGGATCAACACTTATTCTAGCAGCTGAATTTCCGCCGCCAGCTCCGATGCTAGTCCCTTTTGTGTAAGCAGAACCATATACAAATACTTTTATAGCAGTAGAAGTAAATCCAGCAAATCCAACCCCGTCAAAAGTTGTAACAGTAATAGATCCATTAACTGGTCCTACAGCAGAAGCAGCAACAGTAGCTGTAACAATACCTTTTTGCTCAGCGCCTGTAACAGTATCTAAAATAACCACTGTATCATTAACAGATATTACATTCTGTATTGTAGCAAGTGTACCTGAAGGAGCCACTTCAATTATTCCTGCACCTCCTGGTAATATACAATTATCATAAGAGATGTGTAATCTATTTTGCTCAGACCAAATTACTTGATCAGATGTCATTGGCATTTCAGCGCCAACCATTCTTAAGAATCCAGATAACGTACGGTTTCCGTAACGCTCTACTTCTTGTTCATAAATTTCTGGCAGATATTGCTGTGCAAAATCGTTTGTGCCATTGTTAAATTGTAGGTAGTTTGTGTTCAGCGCTTGTTGTTGCGGTGATGGTATTAAACTACCAAACTGTGGAGATAAACTCATAATTTTTTGTTTTAGTTAAATTTTTTTGTTTTAATTCTTAATTTTGTAGAATCAATTCCGCTGATGGCTTTAACTTTAAGTCCGTTTACAAACACATTCCCTTGAGTAGATCTAGCTTTAGTACTACTTAAATTTTTAGAATTGTTTACAACTTCCTTTACAGCATCGGCTTTTCCTTGCTCATAAAAATGAGCCGCAATTTTGTCTACATTGTCAGCAGCATACATAGCTTTGTGATAACCTTTCGCGTCTTTAACACTTCCATCTGAGTCAAGGAACTTCCCGACAATGTTGCTAATGTTTGATTGGCTTTCTGCAACTTTATCACGGTTTTGAATGTTGTACTTATAGCTTTTGTCTCCAACTTTAATATCGAAACCTTCGAAATTGTCGTTAAAAAGTTCTTGAGTACTTTCTTTAAACTGTGCATGTTGTTGCTTTACTAATTCTTGCTGCTTATTATATCGGTTAAAAAAGTCTGTGGCTTTTTGTTGGTCTTGAGTAACGCCTGGTCTCAACTTGATCTCTTCGTAATATTTACTCTTCGTTTCCTCCAAATAGCTTTTGGCTTTTGCAACTTCTTCTTTAAACGCAATTTTCTTTTTGCGTGCATCTCTATCCTCGTCTAAGTCTTCGTCTACGACAAAATCTTCTAAAAGCATATCAATGTCTTCACCTTCTAAATAAGGTTTTTCTTTTTTATAGTATTCTTTTAATAATGTGATATCGTCTATTTGAGAGTAATCAGCATTAAGTCTAGTATAGTCCTCTATTGTCCCACCTGTATCTTCCATAAAAGAAACTAGCTTTTCAATGTTTTCAGGTAAAGCTTTACCAAGAATCTTTTCGTCTTGTATTGCTTTTTCTACCTGAGCTTCAACTTTTTCAGTCTCTGTTACTTCTTTGATTGGAGAAAACCCTTCAGCATTCGAGTTGGACTCTTGTACAGGTTCTCCCATCTTTGTGCTATCTCCGGATGATTTTTCCACAGATATTTCCTTTGTTTCTCCGATTTGAATGGCATCTTCTTCTTGTTTTGGTATTACTACTTTTGTAACATCTGGCGGTAATTCAATCAAAGGTTCTTTAATGTTAACCTTTATTGGCTCATCGTTTGTTGGTGTTAATTGCTTAGGAGTTTTCTTTTTAATTTTAAACTCACCTTCCTGCTTAACAGGTTCATTTGTTTTTTCTTCTGTCATGATATAATATAATTAAATAATTGTTTACTTTATAAAAAAGCAGGTGGCTCTACATCTGCTGTGCTTTCAAAATCTATAGGCGTACTATCGTTTTGTCTTTGACTAATTAATTGAGATTGCTGTGTAGCTTCTATTTTGCTTCGTGCGTCTTTTCTATCTTCAATTGAAGATTCTTTTTGTTGTATAGCCTGAACTTCTACTTGTTTTAATTGCATATCGTATTCAAACTTAGCTTGCATTTCTTGTTGTTTCAATTGAGCTGCAATTTCCATTCTTTGAATATCCATTTGGTTTTTAGATTGCTCAAATTGAACATTTGCACCCATTATAGCCTCTTGCTTCTGCACCTCAGCCATAGCTGTCTTCTCTGCAGTATCTGCTTGAGATTGACCTTGAGCCGCAATATTAGCTTGTTGATTAGCTTGATCTTGCTTTGCTTTAGCTTTACGCTTAACTTTAAGCATTTGATTTGCTAACTTAAGGTTTTTAATTTGTCTTAAGTCTATAGCGTCCTCAAGATCAATTCCTCCTTGTTGCAGCGCAACTTGTATGTTATTTTCTAATTGAGCCTGCTCTTCTTCGTCTGGCTCTAATTCTAAGAATATACCAAAATCATGCAAGTTTAAATTAATAACTTCTTGCAATGTTTTTATATTAAAAGTTGATATAGAATTCTGCAAAGCACTTCTTGTTAATGGGAACTCTAAAGCGTCGGCTATTTTAAGCGCGATGTTTTCGGCTAGTTTAAGAGTTATATAAAGACCAGACTGATTAATGTGCCTAGTTGCTACATTGGACGCGTTAGCGGCCATCTTCTGAAGTCCTACAAGCGAGTTTTTATCCATAGCTGTACCGTCTCTAGCTTCGTTAAGACCGGTTACGTCACGTATCATTTGCAAGTAATATTGATAGGTCTGTATAAGAGAAGATATTTTAGCTTGACCACTTGAACTGTTAAGTTCTTGAATAGGTACTTTACCTGGATTCATATCACCGTCTTGAGTAAGTGACCGACCAACAATAGAACCTGTTTGAAAATACATATTTAACGCTTCTGCTGGGTTGTAATTAGTTCCATTACCAAGATCAACTTCAGCAAGTCCGTCCATATCTAAGTAAACACCGTCTGGCACCATACGAGATAAAACTTGTTGCAGCTTTAAATGCGTTAATTGAATCATATCAGCAAATCCAATACATTTGCTTACAAGTGATTCAATACGTCCTTTATACATTCTAGGTGCACACAAAGCGTAATTCATTTCTACTTTAGTTGTATCGGCTGTAGGTCTAGACATGTTTTCTGCTAGCTCCCATTTAACCATTTCATTTGAACCTAACACTTTAGCTCCTGTATATAAAACTTCAATAGATCTTGACACTCTTTCGAAGTTATCATTTTCTGGTGGATTAAATGAATCTGGCTTTTCTAAAGCTTTTAATAATCCCTGTGGTGTTTCTTTTATTTTAAATACTTGATTGTGATATGTCTTGTAATCAAAGTATAAAACTTGAACTGTGTTTTCGTCGTAATTACCCCAGCCAGTTATATACTGACTATTGCCTGGCATTTTTTGAATTCTTTCAAGTTCTTTTTCTGAAATATCTGGAAATTCTTTTTTAAGCTCAGGTATTGTTAT